AGCAAGGAAGATATTACATTGTACATTTTAAAGAACTATTTGCTTTAGATGGTAAGCATGCTAATCTAACTCAAAATGATGTTCAGCGTCGTAATCGTATCATTCAGTTATTATCTGATTGGGGTCTAATAACTATTATGAACGTAAGTAAAATTACTGATATAGCACCATTAAATCAGATAAAAGTGTTAGCATATAAAGAAAAACACGAATGGATACTTGAAACAAAATATAACATAGGAAAGAAAAAGAAAACCGAGGAGTAACCATGAACGGAAGACTAGACAAGGTTGCGATGACAAACAGATTGATGCAACTCAAGAGAGAACTGCACTATAAATGTGAGATTGGTGAGAAGGGAGAATGGGAATGCAAAGGAGCAAATGAATATCTTAACAAAACTTTTGATGTGTTAGATGAGTACTGGCAGTAAATACCGAACAGAATATTACAGTATACCTCATTGTATAATTTATTGATAAGTGGTTAAATAGTAGTGTCGCCTTCGGGGACACAATTTACACTCGCTTACTAAGGAGAACCATGACTAACATAGAGAGATATAGTGCTGCAGATCTTCCAGAACTAATGGAAAAGATTGCAAGAAACAGCATAGGGTTAGATGATTACATCCAACAATTTTGGAATACAAATTCAAACGCTAACTATCCACCATATAATATCGTTCATGTAAACAATGTTGAATCTAGATTAGAGATTGCACTCGCAGGATTCAAAAAGAAAGAAGTTAAAGTTTACACAGAATATGGTAAGATATTCGTAGAAGGAACTAAAGAGAAGAAAGAAGAAGAAACCTATAGTCACAAAGGACTAGCACAAAGATCATTCTCAAGGCAATGGTCACTATCTGATGATGTAGAAGTTAAAGATGTAACTTTTGCAGACGGACTTCTTACAATTACATTAGGTAAGATTGTTCCAGAACATCATGCTAAAAAGGTATATCTTTAATTATTAAAAGATACAATACTTTAGGGATCTTGACGATCCCTTTTTTTATGGTATAATATATTCAACACAGATAAAAATATGAGCATAAAACTAGCACTACTAAAATCTGGAGAAGAGGTAATTGCTGACATCGCAGAGTTTCGTAACTCTGAAGATGAATTAGTTTCTTATCTTTTTAAGAAACCATATTGTGTTAAGATTAAAACAAGTCAAGTTCTGGTTGAAAATGAAAGTAGACCAAAACATCAACTTGCATATTACAAATGGATGTCATTATCAAAAGATGATGATATAATTGTAAATAGAGATTGGGTGGTTTGTATTAGTGAACCACTTGATAGTGTCAAAAAAACCTATGAGGAAAAAGTAAATGGAAGACGATCTAATGATTCAGACGGATCTAGCAACGGATCAGGAAGTGGAGGAAGCGAATCCTATCCAAGTATTACTCTTAACGAATCAAATGATTCTGATATCTGAGATTGATGAAGTTCTTGCAGAAATTGGTCAACCTGATTGTAAATTAATTAATCCTTGTACTTTAATAGATGGTAAAGTAGAAAGATGGATGTCTGGTGTAACAACAGATAATGTAATGTTTATAAGTTCAGATAAGATTGTAACTTTAGTCGATCCATCAAAGCAGATATTAGAAGAATATAAGAAAGTTATTAAATGAGGTTTTATACAAACGTCCATCAAAGGTTTGATGAGATTCTTGTTCGTGGATATGAAAACGGTAAACATTTTACTGCGAGAGAGACTTTTCATCCTACATTTTTTGTTCCTTCAAAAAGAAACTCTAAGTATAAAACTTTAGAGGGACAGAGTGTTGAACCGATTAAACCTGGCAAAATATCCGAGTGTAAACAGTTTATAGATAAATATTCTCAAGTGGATAACTTTGATGTTTACGGAAATGACAGATATATCTGTCAGTATATCTCCGAGAAATATCCAGAAGAAGAAATCAAATTTGATATTAGTAAGATTAAATTAGTCACGATTGATATTGAGGTTGCTGCTGAAAGTGGATTTCCCAACGTCTTTGATTGTGCAGAAGAATTACTAGCAATTACTCTACAAGATTATACAACTAAAAAGATAATTTGTTTTGCTTCACGTCCATTCAATAATACGAGAGAAGATGTAAGATACGTTCAGTGTACGGATGAATATAATTTAATAGATCGTTTTTTAGAATATTGGGAAAGAAATGCACCAGAAGTGATTACTGGTTGGAACTGTGAGTTGTATGATATTCCGTACATAGTAGGACGTATTGAAAGATTGATGGGTGAGAAGAAAGTTCGTAAACTTTCTCCTTGGGGTTATGTAAGAAAAAAAGATTTTGTTGTACAAGGTCGTAAACAAATATCTTGTGAAATGGCTGGTATATCAGTTATTGATTACCTTGACCTATATCGTAAGTTTACATATACAAACCAAGAATCATATCGCTTAGATCATATTGCTTTTGTTGAACTTGGTAAAAAGAAATTAGACCACTCTGAGTTTGATACATTCAGAGATTTCTATACAGGTAATTGGCAAAAGTTTATTGAATACAATATCATCGACGTAGAACTCGTAGATCAACTCGAAGATAAAATGAAGTTGATTGAACTTTGTCTGACGATGGCATATGATGCAAAAGTGAATTATACAGATGTATTCTTCCAAGTAAGAACTTGGGATTCAATCATCTACAATTACTTGAAGAGAAAGAACGTAGTGATTCCTCCAAAGGTAAGAACAGACAAAGACTCACAATATGCAGGTGCTTATGTTAAGGAACCGATACCAGGAAAGTATGATTGGGTGGTTAGTTTTGACCTCAACAGTCTTTATCCTCATCTGATTATGCAATATAATATTTCCCCAGAGACATTACTCGACCAGAAACATCCATCGGTCAACGTTGATAAAATTCTATCTGAGGAAGTAACATTTGAAATGTTCAAAGATTATGCAGTATGTGCAAATGGTGCGATGTATCGGAAAGACATCAAAGGGTTCTTACCAGAACTGATGGAGAAGATGTATAACGAAAGGGTCATCTTTAAAAAGAGAATGATCAAAGCAAAGAAAGCGTATGAAAAGACAAAAACAAAAGACCTTGAAAAAGAAATTGCAAGATGTAACAATATCCAGATGGCAAAAAAGATCTCTCTTAATTCCGCTTATGGTGCTATTGGTAATCAATATTTTCGCTATTACAAACTTGCCAACGCAGAAGCTATTACACTATCTGGTCAAGTTTCTATCCGTTGGATAGAAAACAAAATGAATGACTATCTAAACAAAATACTAAAAACGGAGGAAGTTGATTATGTCATTGCTAGTGATACTGATAGTATCTACCTCAATCTTGGCCCTCTGGTGGAGGTCATATACAAAGATCGAGAGAAGGATGGTTCGAGCATCGTTTCGTTCCTTAATCAGGTGTGTGAAGTGGAACTCGAAAAATATATTACGAATTCTTATGAGACGTTGGCCGAGTATGTAAATGCTTATGATCAAAAGATGTTTATGAAGAGAGAGAACATCGCTGATCGTGGTATCTGGACAGCAAAGAAAAGATATATTCTAAACGTATGGGATAGTGAAGGTGTGAGATATGAAGAACCCAAACTGAAGATGATGGGTATTGAAGCAGTGAAGTCATCAACTCCTGCACCTTGTCGCACAATGATTAAAGATGCTCTCAAACTTATGATGAGTGGCACAGAAGACGAAGTGATTGAGTATATTGATAATGCTCGAAAGACATTTAAATCATTGTCACCTGAGGAGGTATCTTTTCCTCGCTCTGCATCAAATGTAGAAAAGTATAAATCTCATGCTACAATATATGCAAAGGGAACACCAATTCATATAAGAGGTGCTCTTCTATTCAATCATTATATCAAGAACAAAAAATTGACAAATAAATATTCACTTATTGGCAATGGTGAAAAGGTAAAGTTTCTTTATCTTAAAAAACCAAACGTCATACAGGAGAACGTAATCTCATTCATTCAAGACTTTCCACACGAACTTGACCTTGACAGATACATAGATTATGATCTACAATTTGAGAAGAGTTTTGTTGAACCACTTAAAACGATTCTTGATGCAATTGGATGGAATGTGGAAAAAACAGTAAACCTTGAATCATTTTTTATATAATGGATTTTTTAAAAGAAATAGTAAAAGAGATTGGAGATGAGTACACCCAACTTGCCTCCGAGGCAGAATCAACTGAAACATTTATTGACACAGGTTCGTACATTTTTAACGGCCTTGTATCAGGGTCTATATTTGGCGGTGTATCTAGGAACAAGATTACCGCTATTGCTGGCGAGAGCTCTACTGGAAAGACTTTTTTCAGCCTCGCTATGGTTAAAAATTTTCTTGACAATAATCCTGATGGGTATTGTT